ATAATTACACATTTACAGCTGCAGGAACAGCAACTGCAACTGCAAAAATAGGAGGAGGAAGTATATCGGCTGGTCCGGTTACACTATCACCATAATGGCATATACACTTACAAACTTACAAGATGATATTAGAAACTATACAGAAGTAGACAGCTCTGTTTTATCTACAGGTGTTTTAAACACTATAATCAAAAATGCTGAAAATAGAATTTATAGAGATGTAGATTCTGACGACAATAGATTTTATGCTACATCAAATTTACAATCAGGAAATAGATATGTAACTATTCCTTCTGATCTTAGAATAATTAGGTATGTTCAGTTAAAAGACGGATCTAATAATCAAGTATTTTTAGAAAAAAGAGATACTAGTTTCATGACAGAATACTACAATACCCCTAGCACAGCTAGCGGTTTACCTAAGTATTATGCTAATTGGGATGCTAATTTTTGGGTAGTAGCACCTACACCAAACGCTACATTTGAAATTACTTTGGCATATGTCAAACAACCAACAAGTATTACAGACTCATCTGTAAGCTCTAGTGGTACTTACACATCCAATAAATATCAGGATTTACTTTTGTATGCATGTCTGGTAGAAGCATATGGATACTTGAAAGGTCCAGCGGATCTGATACAATACTACGAACAGTCATATAGACGGGCTGCAAAATCTTATTCTATCGAACAAGAAGGTAGAAGACGTAGAGATGAATGGCAAGATGGCGCTATTCGTTCTCAAATTAAGTCGCCATCACCAAACTAAGGAGATAATATAAATGGCAAATGTAGTACCTGACTCTTTTAAAACAGACCTGTTAAAAGGAACGTTTAATTTTGCTGCTTCCGGTGGAAGCACTTTTAAACTTGCTCTTTACACCAATATATCTGGCTTAACAACGGCAACAACAGCATACACAACTAGTAATGAAGTTTCTTCATCTGGTACAAGTTATACTGCTGGTGGAAACACTTTAACAAATAACGGTGTGGCAGTTGCAAGTAATGTTGGATATGTTGACTTTGCAGATTTAACTTTTTCATCTGTAACGTTATCAGCAGTAGGAGCACTGATTTATAAAGGTTCAAGTAATGAAGCTGTATTAGTTTTAGATTTTGGCGGAACAAAAACTGCAACAAACGGAGATTTCGTTGTTCAGTTTCCAACTGCTAACTCATCTAGTGCAATCATTAGACTTGGCGACGCGTAATAAAATTTGGAGTAGTAATGGCTTTAATAGTTAACGATAGAGTTAAAGAAACAAGTACAACTACTGGAACAGGAACAATTAACTTTGGCGGAGCAGAACAAGGTTATGAAACTTTTGTTTCAGGTATTAGTGCTGGTAATACAACTTACTATGCAATTGAAAACAATTCTGCAGGTGAGTTTGAAGTAGGAATTGGTACAGTAAATGCAGCTGTGTCATTTGCAGTTACTGTTGTAAATCCAGGAAGTGGTAATAAATATTACTTAGATGGATCTTTACAAGCTTCTATTGATTTAGCAGAAACCGTTACTTATACTTTTGATCAATCTGATAATTCAAACACTGGTCATCCATTAAGGTTTGCAACTGCAGCAGATGCTGCAGGCGGAACAGAATACACAACTGGTGTAACAGCTACTGGGACGCCGGGAAGTGCTGGTGCAAAAACTGTAATTGTAGTAGCATCATCAGCTCCAACTTTATATGCTTATTGCACAAACCATTCTGGAATGGGTTTTACTGCAACAACAGCTACAGTCGGTAATCTTTCAAGAGACACAGTTATTTCATCATCAAATAGTGATAGCAAAGTAAATTTTTCAGCAGGTACTAAAAATGTATTTTGTACACTACCAGCAACAAGAGCTATGTCTCCATCTATGACAGCTACAGATTATTTAGTTACACACGCTACAACTCTTTCTCAAGATCAAACAATCGCATCTGGAGTTTTAGCAGGACCAGTTACTGTAACTGGAACACAAACAATAACAGGAACGGTAGTAGTAATTTAATGAGTAAGATAGAAGTAGATCAGATAACTCAACAATCCGGCACAACTGTAACAGTTGGAGGTGGGGCTTGTAAAACTGCTGTAGTAGATGCAACTACTGTAACTTTAGGTAGATCAGGCGGTACAGTTTCACTAGCTAGTGGTGCTACTCAATCAGGTTTTGGTAGAGAAGGTTCTGTTAATTGGCAAACGTCAATTAAAACCGCAACTTTTACTGCTGCATCAGGAGAAGGATATTTTTGTAATACTTCTGGTGGAGCATTTACAGTAAATTTACCAAGTTCACCTTCAGTAGGTGATATTGTAGCTATTAAAGATTACGCATCAACTTTTGATACAAATAATTTAACCATTGGTAGAGGTGGTTCAAATATGAATGGCGCTGCTGCTGATAGTGTAAGAGATACAGAAAACGAAAGTTTAACTTTAGTTTATGCTGATGCAACAAAAGGTTGGCTAGCAGTTGAAGAAGGAACAGGTTTTGTTGGAGAAACTTTTGTATCTGCTACAGGCGGAGTAATTACAACTTCTGGTGATTTTAAAATTCATACTTTTACAGGTCCTGGAACTTTTACAGTTTCACAACTAGCAGGTTCTTCACCATTAAATGTTGTAGATTATTTAGTAGTTGCTGGTGGAGGAGGAACTCCAGGACTTGAATATAATAACACGCCGTCTGGTGGTGGAGGTGCAGGAGGTTTAAGAGCTTCTGCAACAACTTTTTCAATAGGGTGTAACCCTGCAAAACCTTTAGTATGTGGAGTTTCAGCTCTACCAGTTTCAATACAAGGATATCCAATTGTAGTAGGTGGTGGTGGAGCAGGAGGTTCTGCAGGACCAGGAAATGCTGGAGCTAATGGATCTACCTCAAGTTTTTCAACAATATCATCAGCAGGTGGTGGAGTAGGAGGTCACAATTCAACAGGGCCTGGAGCTAATGGTGGTTCAGGTGGTGGTGGCGGACAACCTTATCCTGCAGGTACTGGTAATACACCTCCTGTTAGTCCAGCTCAAGGAACTCCAGGTGGAGTAGGTGTAGGTTTTCCAACAAATCCTTCTCCAGGATCTGATAACACAGGACTTGGTGGTGGCGGTGGTGCTATACAACCAGGATTTAGTGGAGGTAATCAAACACCAGGAGGTGGTGGTGGTGATGGTGGTGATGGCGCAGGTTTTACGAATGGTGCATTTGGTTCTTCTAATGGAGAAACTGTGTCTTGTGTACAATATTTTGCAGGTGGAGGAGGTGGAGGTGTTTATACTCCAAACCCATCCCCTAATCCAGGAGGAATTGGTGGTCTTGGTGGTGGAGGAAATGGTGGTTCACCATCCCAACCAACTTCTATAACTAACCCAGCTCGTACAGGTCAAGCAGGAACAGCTAATACAGGAGGCGGTGGTGGATCATCTGGTGGTGCTCCTAGTCCTTCTACTCCTTTTGTAGGACAAGCTGGCGGATCTGGTATAGTAATAATAAGGTATAAATTTCAATAATTATGACAAGTACAATTAAAGTAAATACAATACAAAATACATGTGGAGCAGACATCATAAAAGAGTCTAGCAACACGATAACTCTTGGTGCAAGTGGCGATACTGTTACTTTAGCATCAGGTGCAAGTCAGACAGGTTTTGGTAGAACAGGGACAGTAGACTGGCAAACAGGATCAATTAAAACAGCAACTTTTACAGCAGCAAACGGAGAAGGTTATTTTGCTAACACATCAGGTGGTGCATTCACAATGAATTTACCTGCAGGAACAGCAGGTAATATTGTTTCTGTTGTTGATTACACAAACACTTTTCAAACAAACAGTTTAACAGTTACACCAAATGGTTCTCAAAAAATAGGTGGAATTGCAGCCTCTGCAATTTTAAACTCACAGGGTCAATCAGTAACTTTTGTTTATGTGGATGACACTGAAGGGTGGAAAAATGTTCAAGATTCAACATCTAATGTAATAGGAGCGGCTTTTATAACAGCCACTGGTGGAAACACTATTATAACTTGTGGTAATTTTAAAAGCCACATTTTTACAAGTCCAGGAACTTTTTGTGTTTCAGGAATATCAAATACACCAGCAAACAATGAAGTAGATTATTTAGTAGTAGCTGGTGGTGGTGGAGCTGGAGGATATTCTGGTGGAGCTGGAGGTGCAGGAGGTTTTAGAGTATCAAATGCTACTTGTATGCCTTCACCACAAACTTCACCTTTAGCAACTCCCACTGGAATAACAGTTACAGCAACAGGTTTTCCAATAACAGTTGGAGGTGGAGGTGCAGCTGGTCCTTATCCAGCATCTCCTCAAGCAGCTGGAGTTCAAGGTTCAACATCAAGTTTTTCAACGATTTCTTCAGCAGGTGGTGGTTTTGGTAATTCTTATAGTGGAAATCCTCCTTCTAATCCAGCAGGAGGACCTGGTGGTTCAGGCGGTGGTAGCGCTGGAGATGGTCCAGGATCAGCTAGTTATACGACTGCAGGAACAGGAAATACACCACCTGTTTCACCTCCACAAGGTAATAATGGTGGAAGAGGTGTACATAGAGGTGCTGTTGGTAATGGTGGAGGTGGTGGCGGTGGAGCTGCTGCTGCAGGTTCAGACAGTAATAATCCAAGTAGCCCTGGAGGTTTTGCCGCTGGAGCTGGTGGAGCTGGTTCTTTTGTAGTAAGTGGAGGTTTTGCAGGATGTCAAGGTGAGTCAGGTCCAGTTAGTGGTGCTAGATATTTTGCAGGTGGTGGCGGTGGAGGAACCGGTAATGGTGGATCTTCTGCAGCTGGTGGAGCAGGAGGACTTGGAGGCGGTGGAGACGGAACCTCTGCTAAACCTGATGCTGCTGCATCTACAGCAGGAGGAACTAACACTGGAGGAGGAGGTGGTGGTGCTGCTGGTGGTACTGGTCCTCAAGCAGGTAGAGCAGGCGGCTCTGGTATAGTAATAATAAGGTACAAGTTTCAATAGGTAAATTATGAGTGAAGTAAAAGTAAATAAAATTAGTCCAAGAACAAATTGTGGTACTGTTACATTAGGAGATAGTGGCGATTCATTTGTCATTCCTGCTGGTGCAACAATTACAAACAATGGGACGCAAACAGGTTTTGGTAGAACAGGAACTGTTGATTGGCAAACATCAATCAAGACTTCTACATTTACCGCAGTAAGTGGTGAAGGTTATTTTGTTAATACAACATCAGGTGCTATTACGGTAAATTTACCTGCTGGATCAGCAGGTGCGATTGTATCTATAAAAGATTATGCACAAACATTTGATACAAACGCTTTAACTATTGCTGCAAATGGTTCAGAAAAAATAGAGGGTTTAACAGACGATTTAATATTAGATACAGAAGGAATTGCTGTTACTTTAATATATGCAGATGCAACTAGAGGATGGCAAGCTGTTAATAGTAATGAAATAACAAATACTGTATTATATGTTACAGCCACTGGTGGAACTACAACCACTTGTGGTGATTTTAAAATTCATACATTTACAGGGCCTGGAACTTTTGCAGTATCTTGTGCTGGAACTGCAGGAGGTTCAAATTCAGTAGAATATTTAGTAGTAGCAGGTGGAGGTGGTGGAGCTACTTGGACAAACGGACCTGGAGCTGGTGCAGGAGGTGGAGCAGGTGGATTCAGATTTGCATCACCAAGTTTAGCACCTGCAACTTATCCAGCTAAACCTTTAGCTGCACCTGCTAATTTACCTGTATCAGTTACAAGTTATCCAATAACAGTAGGAGCTGGAGGAGCAGGACAATCCACTGTGCCTAATGGTTCAAGTGGAGCTAATTCAGTTTTTTCAACAATAACATCTACTGGTGGTGGAAGAGCAAAAAATGTTTCTGGAGATGTTGACGGTTTTCCTGGTGGTTCAGGAGGTGGTAAAAGTGGAACAAATAATGCAGGAAGTGCAGGAACAGGTAATACTCCTCCTGTAAGTCCATCACAAGGAAATCCTGGTGGAACTGATCCTGGGTCAGGGGGAAACCCTCTGTATGGAGTGGGTGGTGGTGGCGGAGCTACACAAGCAGGACAAGATAGAAACCCCCACAATCAACCAGGAGGATATGGTGGTGATGGTGGTGGATTACCTACCGCTTTTGGTTCTAATGGTGTTCCTTGTGGTTCATTTAGATATTACGCTGGTGGTGGCGGTGGAGGTGTTTATGGTTGCCTTCCTACCTCTGGAGGAGCAGGTGGTAAAGGTGGTGGTGGTGCAGGAAACACTAGAGCAAACGCAACAGCAGGAACTGCTAACAGTGGTGGCGGTGGTGGTGGAACTGGCGATGGTAGTCCACTTTGTTATAGTGGTGGAGCTGGTGGTAGCGGAATTGTTATTATAAGATACAAATTTCAAAATTAATATGTATTTACTAACTTTTAAAATTAATATATAAGGAGAAACATTATGGCACATTTTGCAAAAATAGGATCTAACAGTAAAGTTATATCAGTATTGACTTTAGATAATAAAGATATGTTAAATGCTGATGGTGTTGAAGACGAATCAGTAGGTCAACAATATTTAGAAACACATAATAATTGGCCTGCACAAATGTGGATTCAAACTTCATACAATACATCTGG